AGCTGCATCGGTAGTAAAGAACAGTTTAATACCCAATAGTCTGGCATCCCCTGATTGAGTGTCAGCAGATACGTCCCTCATAATCTGAAAATAAGTTTGAGTATCAACAGCAGCGTTAGCAATAGTAACTGCACCACTTTCTGCACTAACCATTATATCGTTAGATGTCCCACTGAAAGCTTTAGCTGTAGCTACTACATTAGTACCAAAAGCTGTATTAATAGAAGCATCATCTGCAATAGAAACTCCTGATAATCCCCAAGCAACAGTGCCTGTATTAGTTCCTGTTACAGTCCAAAATGCTTGAAAAGTAACAGTTCCTTCATTCCAACTTTTAGGAAAACAAACTGTAAATTGAGCATTTTCATCTGAGCTTGCGTCAAAATCTAAACATTTTAATTCAGGCCCATTAGATAACTCTACTTGTTCTAAATCAGCACATCCATTAGTTGTATTTGGATACATAGCTGCTGCTGGAACATAAATGGTTTCTTTTCCTGCTAATTTTCCTGTTTGAAAAGAAAGAGTACCGCTTCCATCAGTGCTAAGAACTTGATTAGCACTACCATCACTTACATTAAGCCTAGCAATGTCTACGCTATTATCTGCTATCGCAGCAGCAACCACAGCATCATCAGCTATTTTATCTGTTGTTACTGCATCATTAACTATAGAAGCTGTAACAACTGCATTTGCTGCTAATTGGTCTGCACCTACCGCATCATCTGCAATCTTATCTTGAGTTACATTATCATTAACAATAGAAGCAGTAACTACAGCACTAGCAGCCAACTTATCAGCAGTTACTGCATCATCAGCTATTTTAGCTGTAGTTACATTAGCGTCTAAAATTTTTGTAGTAATTACTGAGTCAGAAGCTAACTTAGCTGCTGTAACTGTTCCATCGCCAGGAGTGCTACTTGCTGCAACATTAGATATGACTAATACTTCAACTTTAGAACCATTAGGAGGAGCTTCACTAAATGTAAGCGTAGTTCCACTAAAACTAAATGTATCTTTATGTTGATTTACACCATCTATACTTACTTGTATTGAGTTTTCAGAAGCAGGAGTAGTAGACATAGTAAGAGTAGTATCACTACCATCACCTGTCATCGTATCTAATGTAAACTGTGCTTCACCGCCTCCTATATCTCCCCAACTATCTGTGTACCCCTCAAACTTACCTGTAGTTGAGTTGTATCTAAAATAACCTGCAGCAGGAGATCCTGGCCTTTGTGCTGTTGTACCAGAAGGTACATGAATAGAGTCAGTTGCTGATCCTATATCCAGTGATACATCAGGAGAAGCATTTAATATTCCTACTCTATTATTTGTACTATCTACTTTAAGAGTATTAGTATCTACTACTAAATCACCTGTTATTGTAGGTGCAGATAAAGTCTTATTAGTTAAAGTATCAGTAGTTGCTCTACCTACTAGAGTATCTGTAGAAGCAGGTAAAGTAAGTGTTACGTTTCCACTATATGCACTGTGAGCAGCAGATTGTAATTGAGTGTAGTGAGCATTAGATGATTCACAATAGAATTTAATATTAGATACAGAGCCACCATTTTTTAGAACAATCTCTCCTGTTTGTATATCTACATTACCATCTATCCTAACTACACCAGTTCCATTAGGTGTTAATGCAATGTTTCCATTAGATGTAGAAACTAATCCATTACCATTAACATCTAAATCTCCACCTAGCTGTGGAGTAGTATCTTCTACTACATTAGAAATAGCACCAGAAGTTGCTAATCCTGCAACTAATGTGCTTCTTGATATTTTCTTTAGCCCACCTCCAGAAGTATCTACTGCTAGTAGTACATCATCATTAGCTACTGTAGATATCTCAGATAAAGAACCAACTGCTATTGAGTTAAAATTAGTGCCATCTGCAATTAATAAATTACCTGCAGTATTAGTACCCATTGTGATGTCATCACCTGTTATAGTGAGATCACCTGCAATAGTTACATTTTGTGAAGCATCTATTGTTAAAGCAGTAGTTCCTCCAGTGGTCATAGTAATAACATCAGAACCACTAAAAGCAATAGAGCTATTAGTATCTGCATCTCCTACAATACTATCTAACTGAATAGATCCTACATTAGTAATATTATTATCATTAAAAGAGGTCGCACCTAAAGATACAGTTCCTGTTGCTGTAAGATTAGAAGAACCTATATCTATAGCTCCAAAGCCAGATGTAATAGATCCTGCATTTAAAGCACCTACAGTAGTTAGGTTTGTACCTGTGTCTAAAGCAGCTTCAAAGTAAGTTTCAAAGTCAGTTAGTGCTACCTGTTTCATTGTGCCGTTGTCATTAACAACTACACGATCAGCATCTGCTAAAGTAGTGCTAGTAGCAGCAGTATCACCATCAATAATATTAATTTCAGCCGTAGTAGCTGTAACACCATCTAATAGATTTAGCTCTGCTGCAGTAGATGTAATTGAAGTACCAGCAATCTGTAATGTAGTTGCATTAACTTCACCAGAGGAGCCATAAATAACAGCTTTAGAGTTAACAATAGTCCCTGCACTAGAACCATCAATTAAGTTAATCTCTGCAGCCGTTGCTGATATAGCAGTACCATCAAAATTAATAGCATCTACATAAGCAGTCCCATCTACATATAGATCTTTAAACTCTAGTGAACTTGTACCTAAATCAATGTCATTGTCTGTAACAGGTACGATTGCACCATCTTGTACTCGTATCTGTTCTACTGCACTACTAGATACTTCAACATAAAAACCAACTCTATTATTTGTACCATCTATTTCAACTTTATTTAAAAAGTCTATATCTCCAAGTTTAGAGACATTACCACCTTGCCCAGTAGATCCATCATGCCTATGACCTGTATCAGAAGCACTAGAGGAAGAATATGCAAACGCATTTAATAATTGATTATATTCATTATTAAATATTGCTGCTGTAATAGTATCTCCATCAGAGATCGAACTTTGTCGTGTATATGAATTAGCCATTTATTTATTTCCTACCTGCTGGCATATAATCTATATAAAAGCCATTTATAATATAAGAGGATCTTTGATCATCGCTAGAGATTCGTAATGAAACTGTATTGCCTGTTCCTTCAACTGCTTGCCTAACTAAAGGATTCTCAGGCGCACCAAATGTATCTGTACCAAATACAGCAGTTCCAAATACTGCAGGAAGAGGAATGTGATCTAATACATAAGTAGGAGGTTGAGGTGTATTATTATCCTCAAAGTCATACTTTACATTTAGTTGAGGTTGTATTGTTCCTTCAGGAGTTACAGATAACTTAATATATTTTATTGTCTTTCTAGTTCCTATATCTCCAAAATCTAAATCGGGTGTAAAATATTCTGCAGACATATTAGTAGCCGTCCCTGCAGGATTAAATGTACTCCCTGTATCATGGTTATAAACATAACCTGAGTTATCGCCATGATAAGCTTGCTCTATACCATCTTTATCTAAACCTGAAGCAAGCGCATTAGCCTGTATGCCTTTTGTTTCAGACCATTCAAATCCATTAGGAGTAAGTGTTCCTATAATACCTTTAGCTTCTGACGAGGCTAAACTTGTGTTTGTATAAAATAATCTATATTGAGATTTACTTCTAAGAACACCACTACTGATAGTAAAGTTATTAATATTATCTGCTAAAGCAGTAGTAACTTTCTGTATCTGCCTACTAACAGAACTTAACTCTACGTCACCAATTCTTGCTGTACCTGCGAAGGTACGAATACCATCAGGACTAAGAAATAAAAGATCACCACCTATTTCCTGAATACTTTGCCCATCTAAACAACCAACATTTCTTGTAACAGGTACAACTGCAATATTTGTAGAGTCACTAATATTTACTAACCTAAAAATACTGTTGGTACAAAAAATAACTAAGTCACTACGGAAGCTTGCAAGTCCTACAACTGAATCAGTTAATTGTATACTTCCTGCACCTGAGCCACTAAAAGAATCAGGATCGACACTAGAACTAAAAAATATAGTATTCTTTGCAGTAGATGCACCGCCTACTACAAAATGATTTTCGTGCATTACTCCTACTGAAGGAGCTGTTGTACCATCAACTGTAATTTCACCTGCAAAAAAAGTCCTGGTACTTAAATTACCTGTACCTGTCATTCTAAAAAAGAAAGGCTTATTAGCCCCATCACAGATTAATAAGTCACCATAATCTGTAGTGCCTTCAAATATAGAAAAAGTACATTGCCCTTGACCTGTTCGATCATCATTAGATCTAGCATTAAAGGTAGTTAGATTATCCCCACTTCCAGATACACTAGCTTTATTTATTTGTATCCAGCTAGTTCCATCTTGGCTAAAAAATATACCTGTGCCAGAACAAACAACTAAGCCATCTGCATAAACAGCCATTCCCAAGATAGGATTACTAGAGTTAGGCCTAGCTGAAGATCCTCCACCAAATAAATTAAATCCGCTTATTCGTCTATAGCCTCCATCAGGATCTACTTCAAAGTTTAATAACTTTGTAGCCAATCCAGGCTGTCTCATTATTTCAAGCTGATTTAAATTTACATTTAAACCACCTCGGCAAGACAACGCAAAAGGCTGAGACATTAGAGGAACCTAACCCTATCATCTTTAAAGTACCCTGGTGCAGACTCCATAAGATTAAGCTTCATTAAACGTAAGCCTCTTTTATAATCTTCTAATGCAAAAGCTGCTGCTTGAGGATTTTCTTTAAATTGATGAACGTAATATCTAGCTCTAGCTAGTAATACAGGTTTATAAGTATTAGGAAATACTAATTGATCGCTATGTGCAGATAGTTCTGTAGGTAAGTTATAAGCATAAAAGAAAATACGATATACTTTATCGGGTATAGGACTTAACCCAAACTTTCTAAGATCTGGACTTTTAATAACTCTATCAGGTACGCCATAGTTTTGCGTGTCTGCATCATCTCTATTTTGAGCTACTCTAAAATAATCTTTCCATTCTTCAGTAGTAGTAAATCTTAAATTTTTAACTGTAAAAGGCGCAGACTCTCCTGATACACCTACTGTAGTTAAAAGAAAGTTATCCCAATCTATAGATCCATAGTCAGTAGTTAAACTAGAGCTTCCAGATTTTAATGTATACCATCTTGTACCAGCTACTGTTTCTACATACACATTTCCATACATAGGATCAGTAGTACCGCTAGTAGCTGTAGCTAAAAAAGGCCATTGAGGTTCTTCATTAACAATATCAAGATAGGCTCTATTAACACTATCTTTTATATGCGCTTGAACTCCTATAGCACTAGAAAACGTAGAACTACTTAGTGTAACTTCATTAAGTTCTCTTAGTAGATCATTACAAAGATTAAGATAAGTTTCAGACATAGTTACTTCTTATGCATCTTTTGAATAGCAAAGTTTGCAGTTAAACTAGCTCCTTTATGAGGAACAAATTTACCTGTATGTTTCATTAACTTGTAACTACCATTCTTTTGTTTCATCCAGTGATAGCCTTTAGGTGCAGCAACTTTCATCCGTAAACCTTAATATTTACATTAGTCATAGAAGCGCACTTCTTTTCCATATCGCTTATAGAAGCATACTTGCCCATAGCTGCTTTCATTCTAGGCATAGTAGCCATACCACCACCCATCATTTTAACTTTGCTGCCGTACATCTTTTTCTCACGATGCATACCGCCATGTGTCATTTTTTTCTTTTTTTTATTCATACCACCATACATCATTTTTTTCTTACCATGATCCATGATTAATCCTTTTCTTTAGTCTTAGATTTAAAAATTTTATCGTAATTTTCATAATACTTATTACGATCTTCCATTTTTAGATAATGACCCCTAATCTTAGCTTTTCTTCTAGGACTCATTCTTATAGGATCTTTTTCACTTCCTATTTGTGGCATCTCTTATCCTTATTAAAATAGGGAGCTGCCGAAACAACTCCCCACATTTTAATATTAGTCTATACCATAGAAGGCAGAAACTAATGCTTCAGGTCTAAGAACCTTGGCTCCATATACGTGAAGTCCACGTACAATGTCACCAAAACTGCTAGGATCACGTAATACTTCTGTATTAGTAATCGTCTGTGCAGTACAGGTGGAAGACATGTGTCCAGCAATAACTTTACCTGCAGCATTAGATGTTGCAGCAATATTATTACTCTTATACATATTGAATCCACGCAATAGACCAGAACTTACTAGACCATTCCTAATAGAACCTTGTCCTGCATTAAAGTCTACAGACATTAACTTAGACGAGGTTGCTACTAACTGCTCGTAGAACTCAGGATTAGCTAAGAACCATCGACCTTCTTCAGGTACATTTTGCTCATCAAGCAAACGTGCCATGTGAGAAAGAACGTCAATAGGATCATGCTCACCAGCAGCGTAACCAATATCTAAATTACCAGTACCATCAAAAGTACCAGCAGCTAGATCGGTAGCATTATCAGAACCTAATATATGATTAGGTGATGATG